CGCGAATACGGTAACACTATCTACCGTCGCCGGCGAAACATAGATAGCCGCCGTGGTGAACGTATTCCCGCCCGTCGCCGTCGCTGTCACTACCACCCGCTTCCCGGTGTTGGCGAGCGCGGGGAGCGTGAGCAGCCCCCCCGAAGTGATATTTCCCGCCGCAGTCGTACCGTCTGCGTTGTATACCGTCGCTGCCCACGTCACGGATTGGTTCGCGCCCGCCGGGGATACCGCCGCCGCGAGTTGGAGCGTGGAGCCGCCCGCCAACGCAGGCGGCACCGGCGACGTGACCAAGACGCGAGCAATCGGAATGGGCGGCGCGAGTGGGTTTATCGGCACGTAGGCAGATACCCAAAGCCCGCCCAAAACCGCTGCCCCCACATCGCCGGGGTGGATTTTCTCCCCGTTCGTGAACCACTCCACCGCGCCCGGTGTATTCGCTGCGACCGCGCAAACGCCGTCGTATCGCCCACGTAAGCCGTGCCGGTGTACCCTGCCGACTGCGCTGCAGCGTTCGCCGCCGCAACGATGCCGGGAATCGCGCCGTTCAGCGCGGCGAACCATGCGGGCGGACGCGCGGCTTCGTCCTTGCAGTAGATGCTCTGATTGATCATAACCGTTCGCATGGTCGGCACCGAGAGCGCGGACACGATAACGGCTTGCAGGTCGGTCTGGTAGGCGGCGAGCGTCTGCGAAAGCGTCTGACTTGCCGCGAGGTCTTGCACGATGTCGTTTGTGCCGAGCATGATAAAACACACGTTCGCACCGATGCCTACAGACTTCGGTTGCACAACCGCGTCGTTTGTGCCGTGCCACGAGTTTGACGTGCTATTGATAATGCCTTGATTGTTATACTGCGAATTATAGACGACCGTGTAACCCGCTGCCGTGAGTGCCGCCGCCGCCGCGTCCGACGCGCTATGCCCCGTAGACGTGTTCGTGCCGTAAGTGATAGAATCGCCCCAAAACACCGGCACGAGTGCGGTTGCCGGAGCAGTAGTCACCATCACGGCGGAGGTCGTTACCGTTTGCGGCGTTGGACTGGTCGAATCCGTCACCGTCACCGTGTAGAGATACGGCGTTACGGCGGCAAGGGCGGTATTTACGAGCGTTGCCGTATTGCCGCCGACTACCTGCCCGTTGCGCTTCCAAACGTAGTTTAGAGTGCCATTTCCGCCCGTTGCGTTGATGCTTAGTTGCGCCGCTGTGATGCCGGTGAAGTTCACAGACGGCGTAGGTACGGTGAGTTGGCTTGATGCAACGGATGCAAAAAACGCCGAATCGTGTCCGCCGTAGTAGGCACCCATGCCCGGCGCGCCAGACAAAAGTAGCGGCGACGTTCCCGCTACCGTTGCCGTAGTGGAGATTGCTTGATTCTGGTAGGGCGTTCCGAGCAGCGCGCCGGATGGGGGCGATAGGGCGTCTGCGGCGTCGCCCGGCACCTGTCCGGCGTCGTAAATAGAGACCGTGCAGAGTACCGATTTCCCGTCGCTCGCGTTTACCACGTCGAGCGCGAGCGCAAGCCCGCCCGACGGGATGGTGATTCCGTGGTTTTTGGAGGTGGATTGGTTGATGGAACCGTTCTCCATCCACCAGAGGTACACCTGCCCGCTTCCGACGAACGCCATTATGTAGGAGATTTGCCCGGAATTATTCGTGTAGCGGGCGACGACGCCGGGTTGACCGTTCGGAGACCATGCGAACACGCGCCCTTTGGCGAACGCCTCGCCGGTCGGGGTGCGGTAGGCGACGAACGGCGTCCCATTGGCGTTAGAGTATGCGGTGCCGCTTTGTACGCCCCAGTCCGTAGCGGTGGCACCATCGTATGCCCAACCGGTGCCGAGCGCGGCGATACCCGCCGTCTGCGCGATTGCCGCCCATGATTGGTAAGGTGTTGCCATAATTGTTTAGCCCTGCCCCGGTACGCTCGCCGGGTACGTTGCTACCATCGGCGGCTGTACCGTCGTCTGCACCGCCGGGACGCCCTGCCGGATACGATCCGCTTGCGCCTGTGCGTCCGCAAGAAACGCCGCCGCTTGTGCGTCGCGCTGCGCTTGTGCCTGCGCTTTTTCCGCATCCTTCGCCGCTTTTGCAAGCGCGAGCAAGGCGTCAGCCGAACCGGGTACCACAACGGGCGCGAGCGCGGCGGGTAACGCCGCACCCGCGTCAACTGCCGCCGTGAACCGGTTCGGCGGCGCGATACTGATGTCCGTGGATTCGAGCGACGGGAACGGCGACGCATCCCCGTTTTTGTCCGTCCGCTGCGTGAAAAACCCGCCGATGTTGGCGAGGAGTGCGGGGAGGATGCCCGCGCCCGCGCCCGCCGCAATGCTCTTCGGGTCGCTATGCCCGCCATTTATCGCCGCCGCGCCGCCTAACACCGCGCCCGTGAGAAGCGACGCGAACAAGTTGAAGGCTAAGCCTTTAAGATTTATATTTCCGAGATTCAGCCGTACTCTCATGGTCGTACTCCGTTCCCTGCGCCCGAGCGCGCTGCTGGATATTCGCTGTCGCGCTCAAGTCGCAGCATGGTCGTTCTTATGCTCGACATGTCAGATCCGAGTTGCTGCCATTGCGCATTTCGTTGTTCGACAAGCCGGTCATAACCGTCGTCTTTGCGCTCTACTGCCGTTATCCGAACCGTGAGAATGGCGGTATCCTGCCGCTGTGCCGATATATCCCCGCGAATGGACGCAATGCCGTTAATCATCAGCCCGCCCAGCGTGATTGTCAGTGCCGCCACTGCTGCCACGGCGGGGAGCCAGTTCATCCACGTTATGCGTGCCGGAGCGTTGTTTATCACGGCAGATTCCTCGCTTACATCATGTGGTTTGGTCATGTTTTTCCCTCACCCCTCCCTCCGGCAGTTCGCCTGTAACCCTATAGCGTCTCCGCGCCCCCGGTCGGTAGACAGCACGATAAACGTCTGCCCGTCGACGCTGATCCGGTCGCCCTCTTTCACGTCCAGCGTTTCGGGCAGCCGCAGCGGATCGCCCAAAAAGACGGTATAGTCTGCGACCACTTCAACGCGCCCGGATTCGGGTGTTACACTCGGTTGATACGATGGCGACACCCGCGCGCGTAGTGCCGCCTCCGAAACCACCGTCGCCTCGATCCGTCCGCCGATCCCGTTGCCGCCGCCCGACCGCCGCGACACCGCCGCCACAGCGGGCAGCAGCGCGGCATAGGTGGCGCATAGCCGCGCCCGCACCGCTGCCGTCATTACAGTCGCCGCCCCCGGCGAATGTATCTCATGCTACAAATACCGGGCGGAAGCGATCCGCCATTTCCGTACAGTGCCGGTACACCTGCGATTGGTCGAACACCTGCCCCGGCGATTTAACATCGAAATACTGCGCCGCGCGCGACGCCTTCAGGAGCCACGCCGCCCGCGCCGCCGCCCGAACATCGAACGCATCCGGCGGCGCGATCCCGACATCAACCCACACCGCCGAACCGTCCCCCACCCGGTAGCCTAGCCACGACGAAACGTTCGGCACCGATAGCACGCCGCCGAGCGTCCCCGCCATGAGGCACCGGAACAGGCGCGGCAGACCGGACGGGAGTACCGCTACCGCCGTAACGAACCCGACCGCTACCGCCTGCCCTTTGCCGGGGTAAAGCGAGCCGACGAACCGCGCCGCGTCCGCGAGGCACCCCGCGAGGTCGTCAGGCGAAAGCGGCGGGTCACCCGCGGCGTCCACCATCCGCCCCAGTTGCGCCAGCGCGTCTGATTGCGTCATCTCAGCCGACAATCTCCGTCGCGGTCGTCGTCACAGTCACCGGTGCCACCGTTTTGTTTTCCCCGCCCTGCGCTTGCATTTTGTTTTCGATGTGCGCCGCCGCCATTTTTTCGCCGAACAGAACGTCGGCGGGCGTCTCGTCCGACCCGCCCGCCGCGCCGTTCTTCGCGCGGTACGCCCGCCCGTCCGCGCCAGCGGTCAGCCCCAACGTATTCGCAGTGGCGGCAGTAATCTTGCCGCCCTCGCCCGCGATCAGCACGCTCGCGCGCGGGTCGGATTCGTCTACCGCCTCGCTAAGGTCGGCGGTCGCATAAATACGTTCCCCCGCCGTCACCACTTTTTGCCCTGCTTCGTTTCCGAACATCTTTAGTGCCATAGTTATGCCTTTCCTGCCCGCTAAGCGGCGCGCGCGAACAGTTTCCACACCGGCGCTGCTTTCGTTCCTGCGTTGATATACAGGTTCGCGTTCGCGGTGTCTATCAGCAGCGTTCCCGGTGCCGCCGACCCCGCGAGCGTGGTGCCGTCCGGCGCGCCCGCGTTCCAAACGATAGGCATAGCCGGTTCGCTGCCCTCGATAATATGCCCGCCCTGAATCACTGCCATCGTCGTATCGCTCCTTTGAGGGCGGGGCGATTCAGCCCCGCCCCCGCCCTTCTTGCGTCCCTACAGTCCGCTAACGAGGCATAGTGCCTGCGGGCGGTACACCACAAACGCCACGCGCATCTGCGCCCGGATCGCCAGTTGTCCCCGGATGAAAAAATCCGCGTGCGAGTTGCTCACCTCGAACTCCAGCCCCGCCTTATAGCAGAGTTGCGTATACCCGCCGAAGTCGCCGACCATGCCCTTACCGAGCGTCACGTAGGTACTCACCGCCACCGGCAAGCCCCACAAACGCGCGGGGGCGGAATCGGACGGCGACCCCCAGATATACAAGCCGTCCGCTGTTCGGAGCAGGCGCACATTCTGCCAGTCGATGGGGTTCATTAGAACGCCGTCCGGGTCGGCGAAACCGACCGTCATGATCTTCGTCATGCCCTTGAAAAATGCGTCCGGGGCGGGGTCTGCGCCGCGCGCCTGCGTCAGAATCCCCGCCGTGTTGGAAAGCCCCGTGAGGTTGATTCCGGTGCCGTCGCCGCCCCAAATCTGCGCGTCGAGCCGCTGCTTTACCATGAGCGCAAGCCGATTGTTAATCAGGTCGCGCAGCCCGGACACGTCCGCGAGCTGCTCGTCGGTCACGGGAATAAACACCGGGATTTTGCGAACCGGCGAACTAACCTGCGTGAACGCGAGCGCCGCTTCCGGGTACAACCCGCCCTCCGCCGTTTCCGCTGCGGGGTTCGTGAACAACGTTTCCTGCATGAAAACGACGGCGATCTGATCGGTCGTACCGCTCGGAATCAGGTCAACGATTTTCGGCATCTGCTGGGGCGATAGGATAACCTGCCCGGTGCGGATCGCCTGCGGCGCGAACCCCGTTACCTCGTTCAAAACCGTTTTCAGGTCAATTGGCAGTTCGGTGGACGTGCCGCGGCTGCCGACGATGGACTTGTACGCCGCCGACTTGACGAAAATATCCCCGATGTCGGCTATGCTGCGGGCGTCGCGGTATGCGTCGCTCAGATCATGCGAACCGTCACCCTTCTCGCGCGCGCCCGGCACCGGGACACGATTCGCCGGCGCGCGCATGGCGGCGAGGTCGGCACCGTTCTTTTCCTCCAAATCCACCATGCTTTTCAGCGCGGTGTAGGAATCCTGAAGCGTGCTCAGTTCCGCCGACCGGGTGTTTATCTCCCCGATATGTTGCGCGTCGTGCGTATATTCGCCCGCCGCGTTTTTGTGGTCGGCGAACAGTTTAGCGAGTTCCCCGCGCTGAGTTTCGATAACCCGCGCCTTTTCCTGCAATGCTTGCTTGCTCATACCTTTACCCCCTGTAGAAATGCCGCGTTATTCACTAAAAAACGAATATACGCATCGTTCGCGGCGCGAACCGGTTCCGGTTCCGCCCCGATCTTCTGTGCCGCCTCCGAATCCCTCAGGAGGGTTTTGTAGCCGGTGGCGAGGATTGTTTGCGCCTCCCGCCGGCTAAATCCGAGATCACGGAGCGCGCCTTCTATTTCGCGCTCCGTCGCTGCCAGCGCGCCCTTGACCGTCCGCACGTCGGCTTTGTCGTTCGCCGGTGCCACCACCGGCGATGTCTCCATCACCCGAAGGCGGGTCAGCAATCGGATGTTTCCCGCCGCCGCGCGCTGCGTGTCCTGCGCGCTGGGCGTGTAGCCCTGCGCCTGCCACCATGCGTTTACATCATCCGCCGTTTCGAGCATCTGGTAGCCGAGCGTCTGGTAGCCGATAGATAGTTTCCGTACCACGCCGTCCTTGAGGAGCGTTTTTACGTCGCGCCCGTGCGCCGTATCGCTGATTTGCCACCCGATCAGCAGCCCGTCCGGGGTTTCGCTGGCGGCGGTCGGCTTGCCTATCGGGTTATCCCAATCGTGGTTTAGCCCGCCGATGAACCCGTCGGACAGGAAAAACGGCAGGTCGGTAACGAACGCGCCCGGCGCGGTAATGTCGCCGTAGGTATCCACGTTGCGGAATGCGTTCGCAATGCCGGTGCCGCTTCCTCCGTCGCCGTCCGTCGCCTTCACGCTAAAGCCGAGCGTTTTTCGTTCCATCAGTTTCCTGCCCTTCGCGCGGCGTTCGCCTGCGCCTGCTCTACCGTCGCCGCCGAGCGCATCGAACCCCACCGCGCATCGTGCGACGTTTGAACGCAGTCAGCGAGCGTTACCGTTCCCGCCGTGTACAGTTCGTGCAACCTGTCGCCGAGTATCTCCGCCTGCACCGTTCCCGGTAGGCGGGCGAACTTCTCCTCGCCGGTTTCGATAACGGGGCGGGTATCGGGTATCGAATCGTCGCCCGTCAGTTCCGCCCATGATTTCGTGCGAGGAACAGGCACACATCTACATCGCTGGTGTCCGTCCAGCGTTTCCTCGTCCTTGTGAACCGTGCCGTCCATCGCCCAGCAAGCCGCGCACGTCCTTGAATCGCCCGCCGCTACCCACGTCCATCCATCCAGCACGGCGGCGTTCGCGCGGAACGACTGGCGCGCCGATTCCCGTGCCGCGCGCATCGTTTCGGTCGCCGCTATCGTTTCCGCCCGGTTGCGGCTGATCGCAAGTTTCGCGCCTACACCATGCCGCATCAGGTGAGCGGTTTTGCGCGGGTTGTAGCCCGCGCCGATCCCGGCAAACAGGGCATCACGAACCGCCTTGCCGGTATCCTCGCCGAGCGAGGCGAACAGATCGGCAAGGGGCGAACCATCCGAGGCGAACCCCACCGCCGCTTCTAGGGTGTGCATTGGCACCACGTTCCAGCGCAGTGCCACCGCCGCTTCGCCCGCTGTCAGCGTGGCGGGAACGGTGCCGGCGGCTGCGCGGGCGAGTGTCTGCGCGCCCTGCTGCGCCTCGGTGATCGTGCGCCGCTGTGCCTCGCGTATCGGCGCGGTAGGCAGGTCAGCGTACCGCGTTTCGATCTGGCGCAGCAGTTCCACGCACCGCTTCTCGCGCTCGATCCAGCCGGGCGAGATCGTTTCGCCGTCCGCCGCCGCGATCTGCATATCATCCAGCAGATCGTCAAGCGCGCCGCGTACCTCGACCTCGACCGCGCCCAGCGCGTCGCCCAGCGCCGCGACCGCGCTATCCTCGCCGGCGCGTAGTTTGGCGCGGAAGTCGGCTAAGGCAGCGGATAGGGTAGTTCCCGAAGCAGTTGCTTTCTTCGTCGCCGCTTTCGGCTTTTGGGCGCGCGGCTTCGGTTTCGGCGGGTCGTCCTGTCCCGGCACCGTTCCCGGTGGGTCGTCCACAATCGCAGCCGAAACCGAACCAACGTACAAGCCATCGTCGCCCTCCTCCGGCTGTTCGCCGATACGCCGCTTCGCCGAGGCGCGGTCAATGACGCCCTTGCTAAACAGCAGCGCGGCATCGTTCGCGTGGGCAGTTTCATCGTCCTGCAAACAGCGGATAGCGCGCCGATCCCAGCCGAACACAAGCCCGGTGGCGTCGCCGAACAGCGGCAGCAGTTTGCGCCCGATCTCGTCCGCCCAATCGTCTTGCAGTGGGATGATGCAATCCTCCCATGCCGCTTGCCGCGCTTCCTCGTAATTGTTGAACGTCGAGCGGTCTAAGCCCGCTCCCAGCCCCACGACGACGGGGGGCAAGCCGAACTGCGCCGCGATCCGTTCCTCGGACTTGCGCTGCGTCTCGCCGAGAACTAAATCCTTCGGGCTGAATGCCAGTCGTTCGATCTTGAACCCTGCCGGCATGACAAGCCCCTCGCGCCGATTGATAAGGTCCTTGATCTGCTCCTTGACGAACTTAGCATCTTCGGGCGTGATCGTCGCCACCACCCCGCCGTCCGTGCCGGAGGGTCCGACGATCCACGGTGGCACCGCGCCGTTTTCGAGGAGATTGTATTGCGCGGTCGTTGCCGCGTTGTCTGTGGCGACTTCGGGCAGCACCGCGCCGAGGGGGTCAATCCCCTTGCGGATATTGTATTGATCCATCCCGTTGCGGAAGTGCATCACGTAGCGCGCTTCGATGTTCGGCAGCACCCGCCCGTCCGGTTTGTATTGATAGCCGCTCACCTGCTCCTTCGCGCTTCCCACCGGCAGCATAGTGCGCGACGGCAGGTATTGCAATTCTACCGGCGTGTTCGCCGCCGAGGTGACGATGAAAACGTAAGCGTTGCCGCGCCCGCCGGAGGAGTAGTAATCGCGCAACACCGACCGCCAGAGGGTATGCGCCGAGAAGTAGGGGGACGGGCTCTTCAGCAGGGCAAGGAGCGGGTGCGGCGGGTTCATCGGTTCGAGTTCGCCGTTGTCGCCGGTGGGCGCGTACACAACTGGTACGGCTTGCGTCCAGTTTG